TCGGCGGTGTGCAGGCTGATGTGCAGTCCGAGGCCGGTGACCTCGAGGCTGGCGGTCTCGCGGGCGGCGGGGGTGAAGGTTCCCATGGTGGTGCTCCTTGGTGGTGTGGCGGGTCAGATGAGGGTGTTCAGCAGGGGGCCGTTGTCGCGGAGGATCCGCTGCAGGGCGATGGCGAGGCGCTCGCGGATGTAGGCGTGGCCGGCGGCGGTGAGGTGCAGGGTGTCGTCGCCGACGTAGATGTTGGCGTTCTCGGCGTCGGCGTTGACCGCACCGGTGTTGCCGGCGCCGTTGATCCACGGCGACGTCGTGGCCACGTCGACGTAGTAGACGCCGACGGCCTCGCAGGCGGCCTGCACGCCCTGACGGATGGCGACGTAGGCGGGGTTGTAGGTCGCCGCGGTGAACCCGGGAGGTGCGAACCCTTCGACGAACACGAGCTTCGCGTTCGGCTTCGCCTGCCTGGCCTCGGTGAACGTGGCGACGGCCTGGGTGATGATCTGCGCGGTGGTGAACCCGCCGAACAGGTCGTTGCCGCCGCCTCCGTGGATCACCAGGACGTCAGGGTCGTAGTCGTCCAGCAGGTCGGGCAGCCGGTCGCGGTAGTTCGCGTAGGCGGGCGAGGTGTTGGTGCGCAGGTAGCCGGTTCCGCCGCGGCCGTCGACGAGGATCTCCGGGAGGCCGAGCAGCGGGGCCAATCCCTGGTACGCGCCGAGCAGCTTGCGGGGCAGTGACCCGGTGGGCGTGTTCATCACCGACGGTTGGGCGTAGGAGTCGCCGAGGACGAGCATCTTGGTGCCGACCGGTGGTCCGGGCTTCCACAGCTTCCCGGGCTTCACGGTGTAGAGGTTGCGTAGGTAGAAGTCGCCGACGACCTCGATCTCGCGGGGGACGGTCGCGCCGCCGGCGCCGGCCTGGATGATCTCGACGAACTGGTTGGCCGTCGACGCGAAGAGCGTCGGGGTGGCGGTCTGGGGGACGCCGTCGATGTAGACCTGCAGGGCGCTGCCGATCGCTGTGGGGACGACCTCGAGCACGAACCGGTCACGGTCGGCCATGAACCGGCGCCGGACCAGGGTCGGTTCGATGCCGGGGCCATTGCCGACCTCGTAGTTCGTGGACGCGACGCGGACGGAGGACCAGCCGTTGTCGACCGGCCAGGTCGCGGGAGCGGTTGCGCCGGTGCCGCGGTTGTAGACCCGGTTGTAGGTGCCGCTGGGGGCGACGTCGACGTTGATGGTCGCCGGTGAGGCGGCGACGGTCAGACGCCGGCTCTCGCGGGCGTAGGCAACGGTGCGGGTGTCGCGGGTGGTCGGTTCGACAGCACCGGCCAGGACGCTGCTGGACTCGCTGCCCTGTGTGGCCAGTGCGGTGGCGACGACGGTGTCACCGAGCGGGACGGGTCCGGCGGGGATGGGGACCGTGGGCTCGAGCTCGGACAGGTTCACCGTGGCCGCGGCCGGGAGGGTGACGTACCGGTCGTCATAGCCGGGGACCTTGATGACGTAGCCGACGCCCTGCTCGCCGTCCCACGTCGTTGCCCCGTCGCGCAGGGGGACGGGTTGGGCGATCGGGAGCACCAGGCCCTCGTCGGAGATGCCTTCGGTGAGGCGGGCGATCCGTGCGGTCCCCGTGATGGGGGTGTCTGCGCCCCAGAGCGCGTCCATCGTCACTCGGCAGTCAGCCACGGCGGGTCTCCTTCTCGCGGTCGATGAGCTCGCAGCCGGCCGCGAGCACCGCACCCGCCAGAGCGGCGCCGACGACCCCTCCGCAGAACAGCGTCAGGAGGACGAGGTTCGGGGTGGTGGTGAACATCAGGCGCTGCCGAGGCGTGCGGTGTCGTCGCCGACGCGCGTGGCCACGACCGACTTGCAGATGGACGCGAGGGCCGCGAGTCCGGCGATCGACAGGGACCCGGTCCAGTCGACGTCCAGCACGCCGGTCTGGCCGACGACCCACGAGGCGGGGAGGACCTCGGCGAAGGTGGCGAGGGCCCGCTCGAGGGCGTCACGGGCGAAGGTCCGCGAGAAGATCGTGCTCATGCCTTCCCCCCGATCCGGTCCGACAGGAGCGCCAGGACCTTCTCCGCCAGGTCGTCGTCGAGCGACTCCACGACCTGCTGGGCGATCTCCTCGACGTCGGCGCCCTCGATACCGGTGATCTGGTCGCCCAGGTTCCCCTCGAGCTGCGCGAGACGCTCCCACAGGGTCGGGCCGAGCTTCCAGTCCGCGCCGGCGCCGAGCGGTCGGACGTCGTACCGCAGCGCCCGGGCCAGGAAGTGCCTGAAGATCTCGTACTGCTCTTCGGTGTTCTGCATGTCGTCGTCTCCTTGGGTCACTCCGGCCACGGCGGCGCGGAAGGCGTTCATGTCGATCAGGCGGCCGTTCACGCCGGGGTCCCACTTCCCGGAGGTGCTGATCTCCCCGTGCGCGGCGACACGGGAACGGGGCCACCCGTAGTGGTCCAGCAGCGCGGCGTTCAGCGCGTGCAGCCCGTCCATGACGTCGTCCGGCCAGCCCTCGTAGCCGGAGTTGAAGACCTCGATCCCCAGCCACCACCGGTTCCCGTCGCCGCCAGGGACACCGGCGAAGGCGCGCGAGGGGCCGGCGTGGTTGCACCGCCCGGCCGCGATCACGTGGACCGTGCGGTCCCGGCTGAAGCCGAGCTGCGACAGCGGGCCGGGCAGGTCCTTGTGGCCGTTGATGAGCAGGCTCGTGGTCGCCTGGTCGCTGGTGCCGCGACCGGTGGCGGTGTGGTGGTTCAGGACGCCCATCGGTGTGAACTGGCCCGTGCTGGCGGGGCGGCCGCGGGTCTTCCACCCGGGGGACTCCACGACCCGGAGGCCGGACTTCCTGCAGGCGGCGGCGAGGTCAGTCAGCATGATGGGCTCCGATGAAGTTGGGGGCTTGATCCGGACGGAATGAAGCAGGGACTACAGGGAGCCGTCGCCGTACAGGCCGGGCGGGAACGGAGGTGGCGGGGGCGGCTTCCCGTCGGCGATGTGCTGGCGGAGCGTCATGATGTAGTCGTCGCGGATCCGCTCACGCTGCGCGGCGGCGTCAGCGCGGCGCTCGAGCCGATCCAACCGCTCCCGGTCCTTCGACCGCTCCTCCTGCAACTGGTCGATGAAGTCGTTCTCCCGCTCACCCTTCGGCTTGCGGGGGCGACGCCACGCGGCGAGTCCGGAGGCAGCGGTGATGGCGGCGACGATCAATGCGAGTCCTGTCTCAGTCACGGAGCACCCGGCCCTCGGTGATCATCCCCACCCTGTAGACCTGACCTGCGGTACCGGAGAGGAACACCAGCGCGACGATCACGCTGGTGATGTCGGCGGCCGGTTGGATCAGCGCGGACACAGCCCAGACGGCGAACCCGGCTCCGACGAAGGAGCAGCCCCACACCTCTGGGCCGAGCCTGCTGGTCGTCACCCCGTACAGCGAAGCCGCGGCTCCGCCGCCGATCATCACGGCCCAGAACGCCGACAGCGGCCCGTGGATGCCGGCGTACTCGATCGACGCCGGTGTCTCGACGAACGCGAGGATGCCGACCGCGATCAGGCACACGTCGCGGAGGACTCGTGCTGCGCGGGTCACTGCTGCGCCTCCAGAGATGCGACTCGCGCCTTGAGCTCATCGAGCAGCTCGGCCTGCGCCTTGACCACGGCGTGGAGCCCGGCGACCATGCGGTCGTACTTCAGGGAGTCGGGGCGGCCCTCGTCGTCGAGGTTCACGAACTCCGGGGTCTCGGCGTGGATCTCCTCTGCGATGAACCCGACATGCTCGGCAGCGTCGTCACCGACCGCAGCGACGTCGTGCTTGTCGCGCCACGTCCGCGGCACCCACCGCAGGACCGCGTCAGGGTCGATCTCGGCGTCAGCGATGTCCTGCTTGTACCGCTCCGACGACGTGACCAGGGCGACGGTGAACTGCCCGCCGACCGTGCCGAGATGAAGGTTCGCGCCCGACGACGTCGTGGGCAGCGAGTAGAGGCCGAGGTGGTTCGCGTCGATGTCGACACGCGCGGCCGCCAGACTCAGCGTTCCGACCCGGGTCCCGCCGGCGTTCTGCACGCGCAGGGTGATCTGCCCGTCGGAGTACATCCACGCGTTCCCGGCCGCCGCGTCACCGGTGCCCTGCAGGGTGAGCGAGTTCTCCAGCCCGGACGCTGCCGGATCGTGCGGGGGGAAGATCCGGACCAGGCGGGACCCGGCTCCCGGGTCGGTGTAGATCTGGCCGAACCCTTCGGGGTTGCCGGCGCGGTCGTCCCACATGAACAGCGAGCCGCCGAAGTACATCAGCGCCGCACCGGTGTCAGGGTCGTCAGCGACGATCGACCCCTCGCGGATCTGCGTGACCGGGCGGCCCTCGGAGTCCAGCAGGACGACACCGCCGCCGTCCTTCACGGTGATGCCGCCGGCACCGATCACCGCGGACTCGAAGTCGTTGGCGCTGCGGGTGTTCGCCTGCTGCCGTTGCACCTCGACGATCGTCTCTGCGACTCCGGCCTCGCCGGTCTTCGGGACGACGAATCCGCCAGCCATCAGAGGGCACCTTCCTGCATCGCATAGGACACGAACGCGGCGTTGGCGCCGTTCCCGCCGGACATCTGCACGATCCGCTGGCGGGTCTCCCCGTCGGGGATGTGCCAGTCGTCCTGCACGGTCAGCGCGCACCAGTCGCCGGGTCGCACCGAGGCGATGTCGGGGGCCCCGTCACGCTCCCAGTGCACGGTGGTGGTCCGCAGCGGCCTGGACCCGACCTGCTGGCGGCCGGCCGCGTGCGACTGCAGGGTCGACCGTTCAGACACGGTGTCGGTCGACCTTGCCTCAGCATCCAGTGCCGGCCACCCGCGCGAGACCAGGAAGTCGGACACCGCCAGCTCCACCGGCCGTCCCTCCCCGGCGCCCCGTCCGGCCGCGAACGTGCGATCCGCGAGCATCGTCCCGTCGGTCTCGACCTCGATGTTGTGCACGCCGGCGCGGACCGGCCTCACGTCGAGCACATGGTCCGGCCCGTTCTGGGTGACCATCGACTGGGTCGCTTCAGTGCCCGTCCGCATGATCCAGCGGACGAACTTCTTGCCCGACACGTCCACCAGCGTCGGGGCGAACTGGATCTCCGGGCCGTCGATGACCTCGGTCAGCTGCTTCAGTCGCTCGCCGGCGTTGCCGAGCTCGTGCGCGGGGTAGTTCCGCTCGTGCGGTCCGGTGCCGAGGCTGTCGCGGTCGGGGAGAATCACCGGGACCGACTGGGGGAACGCGGCGACGACCTCTGTCACGATGTCGACGGCGATCTGGGCGAGGCTCCCCGCGAACGTCAGCGTCCGGCTCTCCTCGACCAGCGAGGACAGGACCCGGGCGAGGAGCTTGCGGTGGTCGAAGTACGTCCACAGGCCGAAGGCCGCGATCGTCAGGGTTGCCGTCGAGTAGTCGTAGGAGGTGCGCCAGATGGGCCCGCCCTCGATCGCGACCTCGTTGCCGTTGCCGTCGTCGTAGGTCACGACCAGGCACCGCTTCCCGACCGTCGAGTCGGCGTGATTGGTCGGCCACTCACCCGACGACAGAGGGAAGCTGCCGCGGATCGTGCCAGCGCCTGTGCAGGGTGCGGTCCAGGTCATCGCGACGAGGTCGACCTCGGTCAGGGGCCCGCCGGTGACCAGGTCGCCGTGGTAGCAGCGATACCTGGGGGAGGTCACGGTGCGATCCACTGCGCCGTCATGAGGGGTCGACGATCGGCGACTGTCAGGATCGTGTTGCCGCCGCTGCGCTCGTTGTACATCTGCATCGTCGCGAAGTCGCCCACGTTGAGACGGCGATGGACCTCCACCTGAGCTGTCTGCTGAGCAGTGCCGGTGGTGATGCCAAGCCGCACGGGGGTGCCGTTGACGGAGATCTGCGCCCCGGTCACAGTCGTGGGACTGTTCCAGCCGCCGGTGGCGCTCAGGCGATAGACGCCGGCGACCTTCGCCGTCAGGCGTCCGGGGTTGCCAGCGCTCCACATGCCGGCCGGGTCCTCGTCAACACCGGTGAATGGGACCTCGTAGGTCCCGACCGCCGTTGGTGCCGGGTCCAGCGCCAACGACCGGAACGCCGATACAACGGGGCCTGCACCGTCGTCGACCCACACGCTCGCGGGGTCGTACCGCTGGATCCCGCCCGTGTCCAAGCGGAGCACCCGGGTCCCGACCACGGGGGTGATCGTGGCGCGCTCCGCGAGAGTGCGGACAGGGATCGGCGCGCCCCTCGCGACCGTCCACCGGTGCGTCTGGGTGATGTCGGCGGCGTTCGTCGCAGCGTCCGCAGGCTGCACCAGGGACTGCGCGAGCGCCAAGGCTCCCGCGGGGATCGCCGGCACAGCAGGGACCGGGTTCGGCGAACCCTGGGTGACGCCCAGCTCGGCGATCGGGTCAGTCTCCGATCCGCCGTCGCCGGAGATCCGACGCTGCCGGATCCAGATCACGTCGATGCGGGGGTTCGACCCGGGAGGCGCTGTCGACTCCACGATGGTCGTGCCAGTCGTCGCGACGAGCACAGGCCCCTCGACGACCGCGACCAGAGCCCGGACGCTGTACGTCGGCGGTGAGGTGGCCGAGGTGCCGGACACGATCGCGACATCGGAGTCGCGGAACACCCCGAGCCGCACGTCCGCGGAGTCGCCGCTGTTCAGCGACAGGAGGCCGGAGATGTCACGGCGGACGTCGGACGCGAGCGCACCGAAGCTGGGGCCCTCAGCCGCCGGGAATCCCTGGTTCATCGACATGTGCGGTCTCCCTAGAAGTAGGTCGGGTAGACGCGGCCGGTGAGCACCGCATCAGTGGCAGCCGAAAGCGGCTCGAACAGGAACTCCCGCTGGCTGTACGGGGGGATCGTGGGGATGACCGGCATCCGCAGCCCGGTCGTCACGTCGGCTCCGTCACCGCGAGTCGCGCGCCCGGTAGCGGTGTGGATGAGGACCGACGCGCCCTCCACCAGGGATCCGGTGAAGTCGGTCGCCGACCCGGTCGTCACATCCAGGATCCGGAACCCGTCCACGGGCCCCACCACCTCGAACGTCGGCCACGCGGTCTGCGGGCCGGCGTTCTCCAGCAGGATCGACGCCGCCACCGGCGGTGCCCCGAAGTCGATCTGTCCCGACGGGTGACCGAACATCGGGAACCTGAGTCCGGCGCCCGCGGGCGGCATCGCGAAACCGGTCGACGCCGACTGCTCCGGCCCATACCGGTAGGGGTCGGGGGAGAACAGCTGCAGCCTGTACGAGAACGTCCGGTCCGAGGTCGGGATGATCGCGACCCGCGCGGCTCTACGCACGCGGGCGGACAGCAGCTCGGTGCCCGCGTGCTGCAGGGTCAGGGTGCCGTACGCGCCGCCTGCGAGGATCCGCCCGAACAGCTGCTGCTCTTCGACGGCTGTCGCGTGGTCGGGGCAGGTGACGGCGCCTTCGATGACCGGCTCCAGTCCGCGCATGTACGCCGGGGTCTCGAAGGTGCCGTGCCGTTCGGGGCGGCCCGGGCTGGTGGTCTCGAGGCTCGCGCCCTCGTCCCACCCGGACACGGCCGTGACCTTGCGGATGACACCGGAGTCGAGCTTGGTGCGTAGCTCGAAGTCCTCGACGGTCGCGTGCAGGCACTCGGTCATGACGACATCGCCCACAGGACGCTCTGGCCGACCTTGTTCCCGAGCTCGTGGGGGTCCTGGCCGGGCATCGTGGTGACGTCAACCTGCACGGTGTTCCCTCCTGCGACAGTCGGAGCCGGGGGCATCGGGGTGCCGGTGGCTGCTGTGGCGGTGGGGCGTGGGGCGTAGGCCGCGGCGGCCGACTGGAAGGACTGGTCCCAGGCGTTGCTGTTGTCGCCCATGCCGAGGCGCTTGCCGGTCTCGACCCAGATCTCGCGCGATCGGGCCCACTTCGCCGGCGACAGGGGGATGTACGCCTCGCCGCCGGTCTCCGGCTCAGCCCAGTGGCGGTTGGCGCCAGCGGGGGCGATCTGCGCGACGTGGTTCTCGCGCATGCCGCCGTTGGCGTAGAACTCGTCCTTCGCGAAGTCGAGCACTCCACCGTTCGACTCCCGGATACCTGTCGCAGCGGACACCGCGAGACCCATGAGCCCGGTGCGGCTAGCGTTCGCGATGTCCGCCTTGATCGAACCCAGGACGAAGTTCCAGTTGTTCGCCTTCGTGAGGTTGGCCGTCGTCTCAACGGAGCGCGGGATCTGCCCCAGCTGGTCAGCCAAGGCGGCCGCCTCATCAGCGGTGTAGCCCATCTGAATCGCGGTGTTGATGAACGATTCGCGCTGTGTTGCAAGGGCCGAATCGAGCTCGGCCGATGACGCCCCCGCGTCGTCCATCGCCTGCACATTCGCCAGGTTTGCCCCAGCCAGGTCGTTGAGCGCACTGACTGCGTTGCGCGACGACTCTGCGTTGAGATCGACAGCACCTGACTGTTCGCGGACGACCTGCGCGCCATCAGAGATGGCCTCGTTGGCCGCGAGCTGAGCCTCGACTGCAGCGATCTCGGCGTTGCTGGCGGCCAGCGCAGCATCTGCGGCGGCGATCCACGCGTCGACCTGCTCCTCCAGTGACTGGGTGACAGCCCGTGCGCTCTCACTAGTGGTCCGAGACTGGTTGTCCACGTCCTTGAGCGCCGCGGTGTAGCCAGGGAGGACTTCCTCGATCCGCTCCGCGGAGAAGCCCTGCTCCCGCATCCGCTCAGCGATGAGGTCGAAGCCAGCAGCGGCCTGACCGAGGTTGCCCGACCCGACCATCCCGGCCAGCGCCTCATCGACCCGCTCGAACGACTGCCTCGCGAGGTCGGCCTTGTCGTCGTACAGGAACAGGTTCGACGCCTTGGCGATCCAGTCACCGGCGCTGCGGTCAAGGCTCTGGATCGCATCGTCGAGACCACGGATCTCGTCACCGGTGCCAGCGAGCGGGTTGCCGAACGCCTCGCTCTTGAACAGCTCCTCGAGCGACTGGCCGGCGATGCTGGAGCCATCAGCGATGTCCAGCAGAGCGGACTCGAAGTCTTCGAGTCCTGCGATCGCCGAGTCGGGGATGATCGAATCGGCAATCTGCCAGGCTGCGAACGCCGCCCCGGCGACACCGGCAGCCTTGCCGACTCGGCCGAGGATGCCGACCGCACGCTGACCCGAGGGTCCCAGCTCCTTCAGCGCCTCGCGGGTCTCGATGATCCGCGGCAGCATCAGGATGAAACCACCCGCTGCAAGCGAGCCGACACCGGCGAGCCCGGTGAGCACAGCTACGGTCCCCTGTACGGGGCCCGGCAGGTCCTGGAAGGCGCGCATCAGGTCGGCAGACTCGTTGAGCAGGCCGGTGAAGATGCCTCCGCCCTCGGTGCCGACGAACGGCTCAGCGAGCGCGGACGACAGGTCGCGCCACGCTGCCTTGACCCGGTCCATGGCGCCGGCGAAGGTGTTCTTCACGTTGTCCGCAGCTCCGTCGAACCGCTCGGACATGCCGGCGGCCAGGGCGTCGAGCGCAGCTGTCGCGTCGAGGGCGCCAGAGGAGATGTCGTCGCGGATCTGCGCGCCGGTCTTGCCCATCTGGGAACCGATGAGCTCGGCCGCGTTGACGCCGCGGTTGCCGAACTCGTTCAGGTCTTCAGCTGTCACCTTGGACGAGGACTGGATCTTCGACATCGTCGCGACGATCCCGGCGATGTCGTCGTTCGAGCCGCCGGCCGCGGCCACGGCGTTCTGGATCGCATCGAGGTAGGGGACGACCTTGCGCGCTTCGATGCCGAAAGCCAGCATCTGCTGCTGCGCGGTGATGAACGTCGACTTCGCGAACGGCGACGTGCGGGCGAAATCGTCGAGCCGGTCCATCTGATCGGCGGCGGCCGACGACGACCCCAGGAGAGAGGTCAGCGCGGCCCGGGAGGTCTGCTGCAGCGTGTTGTACGCGATGCCGGTCTTGAGCGCCGCAATGCCGAGTCCGGTGATCGCAGTGCCGGCCGCGACCAGGCCGACACCGGCGCGCTGCCACGCGACCTGGTTGTCCTCGACCGACGCCGTCAGCCGGCCCATAGCGGTCGAGGAACGATCCGCGGCGTCCTCGACCCGGCCCTCGGCCTGGGCGACGCCGAGAGCAGCAGCCGCGGAGTCCTGACGGGCCTTGGAGACCCTCTGCTCCGCTGAGACCAGTTGTGACGTCGACGCAGTGCCCTTGGCGCGGATCTCCTCGAGGCGCAGCTCGGCCAGGCGCAGCGAGGCGGCGGCTTCGGCCTGACGCTTCTGCGCCTTCTCGAGCATCTCTGCGGCGCGCTGGCCGGCCTTGCCGAGGTTCTCCGCGGCCTTCCCGGCGCGCTCCATGTCGCGCTCGTACTGGCCGATCTCGGCGCGGAGCCTGACGGAGACGTCGCGTTCGGTCACGGTCCGTCTCCCGTCTGTAGTTGAATGGCTTGGATGAGGACCTCAGTTGCGGCCGTTATCGCTCTTCTCGCGCTGTCCGCGTGCGGCAGCGAGAGCGATGAGGAGCCTCAGGAGAGCGCTTCGGATCGCAAGAAGACGGATGCCATCGCGGCATGCCAGAACGCTGTGCTCGACAGGTTGAAGGCGCCCTCGACTGCGGACTTCGTCTCTTCGAGCGCTGTTGGTGCCTTCGTGGTCAAGGTGAAGGGCGAAGTTGACGCTCAGAACCCCATGGGAGCGATGGTTCGCAGCAGCTACGAGTGCGATGTGCTCTTCGACTCGGAGAACAATGTCCGACCCGACGACATCACCGTCAACGTCGTGCAGCGCTAGGAGCGCTTGACGTACGCCGGATCCGGCACCACCCGGAACCTCACCCCCGGCTCAGGCGGAGACTGCTTCGCCTCCAACTCCTTCGCCCGACACCCCGCACACACCACCGGCTGCACCAGATACCAGCCCTCACGGTCCGGGTCCTGCGCCTGTGCGGCGTCATTCCCGCACCCGTCACACAGCGACCGCTCGTACAGCAGCAACGACTTCGACAGCTCCCGATCCCGCTCACTCCACGGCCCCGCAGCCTCCGCATGCCCCAAGAACACCGTCGGCCGCTCACCCCACGCCCTGGCAGCCTGCAGGGCCACGATCAGGTCGGGTCGTCCTCCGAGGTGCTCGGCGAGAAAGGGGCCGGAATCACCGGCTCCTCACTGGTCGCCTGCTGGGCGGCGTTCAACAGACCCGTGAACTGCTTCTCACCGATCTGCGCCCGCAACGCCCGCAGCTGCGCGATCGTGACCACCGGGACATCGCCGTCGGCGGTCCGGGTGGCGCCGCTGCCGATCGTCACCGACACCACGACCCGGCGGATCAGCCGCAGGTTCAGCTCGTCCAGGTACGCCGCGATCTCCTCGCGGTAGGCCGGCACCTTCGCCTCGTACGCGGCCAACGCCTTGGCGTACTTCCGGACCGCCACCGTGTGGGACTTCTTCTGCGCCTCGGTCGGCTTCTCCGGCAGCACCGGCTCGACCGGCTTCTCCATCTTCTCCGGCTCCACCAACGGGGCCAGGTCCTCCGACTCGTCGCCGGCGCGCACCGCATCCCAGTCGGCGTCCGACACTGCCCGGACGACCCACGTGGACTTCGACTCCATCCACTCGTCGTAGACCGCCTGCAGGTCCTTGCGGATCCGGGACGCCTCGGACCCGCCCATCGACTCACCCGGCGACTCAACCGCCGTGGCGATCGCGAGGTCACGCTCGAGCTGCTGGTAGGTGGCGTACAGGCCCGCCTTGCCGTAGATCACGACGGACCGCTTCGACACGGTCGCGCCGGCGATCCAGTCGTCGAACGACGACGCGAACTCGTCACGGATGCTGGGGGTGGTGGTCATGCGGGTTCCTTCCACGGGGTCACGGGATCACGGGAGTTCCCTGCCCGGCGCGCTCCCGTGTGGCGCGCCGGGCAGAGTCAGGGGGGCTCAGGCGCCGGCGACCAGGAGCTTGTCCAGGACGGCGCGCTGCACGCCCAGGGGGATCACCCGGCGGATGAACCCGGTGCGCTCCGACGGGGCCTGCGGGTTGTCGGTGAGGACCTCGAAGTACGAGTAGCCCTGGCCGACCGCGCCGGCGGCGTCGTGCTCGGGGCCCTCCCGCTCGACGATATGCAGCAGGGTGCCCTTGAGCTTCGTGGCGTCCCAGGCGACGTCGTTGGTCTCGTCGGCGAGGCCGTCGCCGTCGAGGTACCGGAACACGGTCATCATGCCCTCGTAGTTCGAGCGGCCGTAGACGGTCGCGTTGCCGCCCTCGCACATCTCGGACTGGTTGACGGTGTCCGAGCCGACCGGGGTCAGCCGGTACTCGCCGGCCATGATCCGGCACTCGAGGCGCAGGCCGGCGTCGAACTCGGCATCGGTGATCGCTGCGGGGTCGGCGGGCGGACCGTCGAGGACGACGACGGCGATCCGCTCGTCAGAGAGCTGCTTCGGCATGTCTGTTCACTCCTTGTCGCCGGCGGCCGGCGTGTCGGTGTTGGTGGTGCGGCTGGTGCCGCGGCCGGGCCGCTTCGGCTCGGTGATCTGGGCGCCCTCGGCCGGCTGGGCCGGTTCGGTGACCGTCTTGTTCTTCGACGGGATGCGGGCGATGCGCTTGCCCAGGACGGGGTGGTCGATGTGGTGCTCGGGCACCAGGTACGGGAGCTTCTTCCCGGTCTTGGTGTCGTAGGCGTCGACGAATGCCATGGCGTCCTCCTGGACGGTGAAGGGGTGGTGGTTGGTGGATCAGGTGGAGACGGTGAACTCGAACCAGAGCGTCAGGAACAGGCGGCCCGGGGTCTCGCCGCGCTCGACCGTCGCTGTGCCGGCGGTGAACCCGAGCGGGAACTTCAACGTCGACACGGACACGTCGAGCCCTTCGGGGGCGGCGGGTCGCCAGCGCTGCAGCAGGTCCTGCACGTCGTCGACGAGCGGCATCAGCTTGTGGCGCCAGCCTGCGACGCACTTGACCATCGGCCGGAGCACCAGGGAGTCGTCGCAGTCCGCGAGGGTGAGCATCGTGGACGGGCCGCCACCGGACGGCTGGTAGACGGCGTACGGCTTGACCACACCGGGCGCGTTCGGCTCTGACGGCGGCGTCACGGGGACGATCACGTCGAACACCTCGACGCCGGTCAGCGTCCGCAGCCGGGTCAGGATCTGGGTGTCGAAGTGGTCGCGGGGGATGGTCGGCATGTCAGAGCTTCGGCATCTGCTCGATGGCCTGGACGAACCCGGGCGCACGGCGGTCGAACGCCGGCGCCATGAACGGCTGCGCGGGCATCACGTCCGTGCCCTTCTCGATGAACCGGCCGTAGTCCGCCGTCGGCCCGATCGTGGAACCGAGGCCGTCGGGGTCGATGTCCGACCCGATCGAGCCCATCAGGTTGCCGGTGTCGACCGCGACGATGATCTTCGCGTCGGCCTCGATGTCGAACGTCGTCTTCGCCACGATCAGCGGGACGAGCCGCTTGGCCTTCTTGCCGGCGTTCTTCATGTCCGACGCGATCACCTGAAGGCCGTCGAACTCGAACGACGCCATGTCAGCCTCCCGTGGTCGGTCGGTCGAGGTCGTCGACGGCGTAGAGGTCGCGTTCGAAGCGCAGCGACCCGAGGTCGGCGTTGCGGACGATGAGGGTCCGGTCGGTGGTCATCCACGGGTCGTTGGACGCGGTGACGCGGATGGTCGAGTTGTCCGGGATGGCCGCGGCGTCGATGTCGATCGCCACCAGGTAGGCCGACGTGCCCTGGTCCTGCTCGCCGACGAGCCGGCGGCGGGCGTCGGCGTCGAGGGCCTGGATGCGCGCCGATCCGGTGTAGATCGGGTCCAGGCTGGCCGGGTCGCCGTACCCCTCACCGGGGGTGAAGGTCGGGAGCGCGGCCGGGGGCCGGATCTCGATCATCGCTGTGCGGGTCTTCGCGACGACAGGGGCATGGTCCCGCTCCCAGTTCTCCGGCAGAACCCGGGTGCCGGGGCGCCCGTAGGCGCGAGTCGGGCGAGGCATCAGGTCAGCTCCGGCCACGGGTACTGGTCGTACTCCACAACCTCGAAGTACCCGTCACCCTCCAGCGCGTCGAAGTGCTGCTGCCTGAGCGCCTTCGCGTGGGCCCGCATCGCGTCGGCCACCTTCGCCCCGTCGACCTGCAGGTCCTGCGTCCGCAGCACCTTGGACGCCAACAGCTCGTTCGACGCGTTCACGTCGATCGCCTGCGCGGCCGCGAGCTTCACCTGCTCGCCCTCCATGAGCAGGAACGCCGCGATCTCCTCGTCCTGGAACACAGGCGCGTGCTCGTCGACGTCGTTCAGCAGGAGGCGCACCTGGCCGACCGAGTTCAGGTCCTTGATGTTGTAGGTGAACACCATGACGGCCTCCTCGCGGCTCAGGGGTGGGTGGTGGCACGCAGGAGAATCCCTGGCAGGGGTGGAAAGTGAGGCGCCGGCAGCCTGGCGTTACCCGCCACGGCACCCCCGGACAGACCTTCCCCGCGCATCCCTGTGGACCAGTCGTACGAACAGTCCGGCTTCGGCGGAGTTGACGTGCCACCACGACCCCGCCCACACCCCGAGAGAGTGTGGGCGGGACCGAAGAGGAGCGTCAGCCGATCAGCTGTCGGTCGCCGCGGTGATCGCGGCGAGCTTCTCGCCCTTGTTCTTCGCGTCGCCGAAGTCGAAACCCTCACGCTCCGCCCACGCGTCGATCTGCGGGACAGTCCAGGCCTCCTCCGGGGCACCCTCGGGCACCACGACCGGGTCCGGATCGGCCGGCGGCGTGGCCTTGCCCTTGCCGGCCTTCTTCAGACCGGTGCCGAACTCCTTGCCCAGCCAGCCCTTCGGGACCGAACCGGCAGCCTCGTCGGTGACCTCGTCGACGACGTCGACGAAGTCCTTCTCGGTGTAGAGCTTCACGTCACTCCGCCTCTCCGTCGGAGGCGAACGTGAACATCGGGTCGCCGTGGGCGGCTCCGACGATGTGACGTCCGCGGTACCAGATGGTGTCGTTGTCGAACGACCCCTCGTCGACCGAGATGTCCCCGCCGCCGGGGCGCTTGCCCTGGTCGTTCTTGTACCGCATGTCCGGGGTCTCGAACCCACGGAGGAACGCGGTGTAGAACGCCGGCCGGGGCGCGGTGGCCAGCGGGATGACGAACCAGGCGACGCCCGGCAGGTTCTCCAGCACGTCGAGGGTGACCTTGCCGCGGAACGGGTTGCGCTCCACGGTCGTGGTGCCACCGACGGTGACCCGGATCTCCTCGGCGTTCAGGACCCGCTCGGCGGTGAACTGCAGCGCCGGGCCGACCACGAGCTGCAGGGGTCCGGGCCGCAGGATGCGGCCGTCGGAGTCCCGCTTCGTGGTGACCAGGGTGATGGCCGCCTGCAGGTTCGCCTCGTTGAGGATCCCCGTGCCGATGTTGCCGTTCCCGACGCTGAAGAACGTCGTGTTCGGTGCACCGGTGACCGGGTTGGCCAGCTGGGTGAGCGTGACGTCGTCCTCGGTGTACCGGGCCTGCGTGGCCCAGCCGTTGGGGACGACCTCGAGCTCGCCGATGTCGTCGTTGATCCGGGCCTCGAAGGTGTACCCGAACTGCTCGCCGAACTTCTCGACCTTGACCGTCCGCTCGTCGACCGACGTCGACGCGACCGGGTAGTTCGTCTTCTCGGGCACCTTCGGCAGGGCGTGACGGTTGCGCGTCAGCTCCACCAGGCGCTTGGGCTTGAAGTCCTTGACCGTGGTGCGCGCCGAGTACTTCGTCCACTGGGTGGGGACGTCGTCGTACTGGGCGATCAGCTCACGGTCGAGGACCTCACCGAGCGCGGACTTGAACAGGTCCGACGTGGTGATCGCCTCGTTGAGCTGCATGAGCGCGAGCCGGTTGCCCGACTTCGCCGCCTCGTACACGCGGTGGGCGTCGACCATGGCAGCACGCATGCCGGGGTTGGCGCGCGAGCGGGCTCGACGGGCGACAGGTCCCTCGCCGAGCATGGTCATGTCGGCGCCCAGCTCGAACGTGTCGGGACGCAGAAGGGTGGTGGTCACGATGGCCTCCTCAGACCGTCAGGGGCTTGACGAGCGCCGGACCGACGCCGCTGGACTTGGTGGTGAACGAGCCGTCGGCGGCACACGCGGAGTGGCCCCAGAGCTCGTTGTCGGTCGCCGTGACCGTGAGGGCACGGGTCGCTGTGATGATGTAGATCGGCTGGCCGACGCCGGTGATGGCGCCGTCCACGTCGATCTGGAACACCGCACCGGTGATGTCGACCGAGGCGTGGGTGGCGATGTTGCCGACACCCTCACCCCGGCTGGTCGCGGCGACGCCGCAGAAGGCGCCGACCTTGACAGGCTCACCGGACACGGTGCCCGACGGGACGGGCAGGGACAGTTCGTTGCCCGGCCGGAACGCGAGGTTCTTCATGTCAGGCTCCCTTCGGGTTGAAGATGTTGTCGAAGTCGGACTCCGACACGCCGGTCGACCGCTGACCGCCACCGAGGTCGGTGACGCGTCCGGTCCCGCGGGCCTCGAGGACCTCGGCCGCGGCGGCCTCGACGGCCTTGGTGAACGCCTCGTCGTCGAGCTCGCCCTCCTTGACCGGGAGGTCGGCCTTCAGGCCGGTGATCTCGAGGTTGGAGAACGAGACCTCGTGTTCCTTCGCGACGGTGGAGATGACCGCGTCGGCGGCCTTGCTGCGGGCGGACGCGGCCTTGCTCTCGGAGAGCTCGGTCTTCGCGGCGTCCCGCTCCTTGATGGCCGTGTCACGCTCAGCTTCGAGCGCGGTCACCCGGCCGGCCTTCTCGAGCAGCTCGGTGTGAGCCGACTCCTCGATCTGGATCTTTGCCATGTGTCCTCCTGCGGACTCTTCGGTGTTCCCAGCCGGGTTGGCAGGGACGTACTGGGTGACGACACGCACCTCGGTGCGCTCGCCCGTGAGGGCGCTCGGCAGGCCGTCGCTGCCGGAGTCGTAGGTCTGGGCGTAGATCCCGGCGTCGTCGCCGTTCTCGATCTCGAACCAGGCCGTGGTCTCGTCGAAGTCCCGCAGCCACGCCCACACGCGGTCGTCGCCGTCGGTGGCGTACTCCTCGCGGATCAGCACGGACAGGGCCTCGCGGCGGTCGTTGACGCTCGCCTCGCTGACACCGTGGCGGCGGGCTCGAGCGTTGACGCGGCCGGGCCGTGCGGACTCGAGCACCTGGAACGTCCCCCCGCGGCCGGCGCGGGTGACGAAGTCGACGCTGTTCGCCGGGCTGGGCAGGATCTTGAGGATCTCCCGGTCGCTGCCGGCCTCGTTGACCTCGGCGGCGGCCCGGATGGACACGCCGATGTACTGCTGCATCTCCGAGAGCAGTTCGCGATGCTGGCTGAACGGGCGGGCGGGCGCCTGCAGGGCCGACGCCTCGGCGTTCCACACTGCGGGGCCCGTGAGCACGGCACCGAGGTCCTTGACGGACCGTTCGGGGCGTTCGTACTGGTCGCTCTCGCTCGGGTGGTCCAGGTACATGTGGGTGCCGGCGGGGAACACCTCGTCGGCGCCGGCTGCCTCCAGGCACTCCACGGAGTAGGTGCCGGACGAACCCTGGCCGGGGGTGATGAGGGTGATCATCAGCTCGCCCGGCTTGCCGGAGATGGGCGTCGCGGCGAGAGCCGTCGACTCCATGATCTGCTTGTGCATGGTCGATCTCCTCGTGAGGTCGTAGGGTGTTCGGATGGGTCAGGACGACCGGAACGAGGGCTCAGCGCCCGACGAGTGCCTGGAGCACGCCTGGAAGTTGGCGGGTGTGACGATCGCGATGGACGGCGCCCACGAGGACTACAAGTGCCTGCGGTGTGACGCGGTCACGATGCGGAAGACGCCAGGTCCCGCACGGGCGTGACGACCTGAGAGTCGCGCCACCCGGGGTTGTTCCGCAGCGTCGACAGGTCCGACCACGCGACGTCGCCGGATTTCAGCAGCTCCAGCCGGGTCGGCCCCATGACCTTCAGCTGGTCGGCCTTCGAGAGCCGGCCGAACCGCGCTTCGGAGTCGGGCATCAGCGACGGCGGTTCGTCGATGTCGAACCCCAGGTCGCGCCACGACTTCGTCACCGGGAGTCGTGCGCACCGGCCGTTCTGGTGGTCGTTGGGCCCGGGCTCGGTGATCGCGTGGCGTGTGCCGTGTTGCGCCCAGCACGACGGGCAGGTGTCGGAGTCCAGCGTCGCGAGCCAGTCCCAACCGGTCAGCACGTCCTCGTTGGCGCGCTCGTGGGCGGCCGCCGCGGCGCGGTGGGCGTCCAGCGTCTCCGTCTGCGCCACGACGAGAGCCCGGGTCAGTGATCGGTTGAACCCGATCTCCAAGTCGCGGACCATCTCACGGGCCGTGACGCGCGGGTTGCGGCCGAAGGCGACGCCGCGGATCAGCTCGGTGCGAATGATGTCGTAGGAGTCGCCCGCTAGCGGCAGCAGCGTCTTCGTGACCCGCACCTGCGTGCGCTCGACGATCGCCCGGATCTGGCCGGTGTCGGCTCGGACGAGCGTGCCCCGCAGCTCAGCGCCCGCGCCGCGCGGCAACTGGGAGCCGATCACGTCGATCTGCCCGGTCGCCGCCGAGACGACGTCCGACACCGACGACATGATCCGCACGCCGGCGTTGTCCGTCAGCCCCTGCAGGCCCTCGAACGTTGCCTCGAGCGCCTCCTGCGCCCGCTCGGCGCGCATCACCTGACTGGCCGTCGGCCACGCACCGTCGACGCGGAGCGCCTCGAGCTCGTTGACGGCGGCCTGCCAGTCGCCGGCGACGATCGTCCAGGCCTTCGCCCAAGACCGCACCAGGTCGTCGGTGGCGGAGTTGACGCTCTCGGCGATCTGGATGCGGATCTGACCGACCAGCTGCAGGGTCTCGCGGGTGACGGACATCAGGCAGCGTCAGCCGCGGGCGGCCGGTCGAACGGCGGAACACTCTCGCCCCTACGCAGTGCGTCGATCATCGCCTGCCCGGCGTTGAGGTTCGGGTCGATGAAGTTGCCCTGCTCGTCGGTGACGTCGGCCAGGATGTCGTCCACGTCGTCCACGTGCAGCGCCTGCAGCAGCAGCTTGAGGGTGACGAGCGGCGGAACCCGGCGGGTGCTGTCGGCCGACACGATCGACTCCACGAGGTCCTTGAGCGGGGTCTCGGAGATGTCGGGCCAGGCGATCTCGATCGTCCGGTCCGTGTTGCCGGCGAGGATGACGGTCTCACGTCCGGTGAACCGGTCCCGCGTGGTCGCCTTGCGCTTCAGCGGACCGGACGGGGCCTTCGCTGCGGAGTCGATGACGTAGTTGCAGATCCGGCGCAGGAACGCCGACCACACGTCACGGCGCGCGTTGGCCATGAGCTCGGTCGGCTTGTCCAGCGTCTCGGCGGTCGCACGCGTCCCGGTGATGCCCGGGTCGGTGAGCAGCATCGTGACGGGGATGTCGAGCCCCGCGGCGACCATGGCCGCGATCGGCTTGCCCGACTCGGCGTCGATCGTCGCACCGGTCTTGGGGATCGCGGTGAAGTCCTGACCGGGTCCCAGGTGGACGGTCGCGCCAGCCTCGGACTGGTTCACGCCGGCTCGCCGCGGCCCCGGGAGGGTGGGGTCGAG